AGATGTAGATGCTACATATGAAAATGAACAAAGTACTGTCACTATAACTTTAAAAGAATATGATAAATTAAAAGATAAACAACATTATATTACTGATAAAGATTTAATTGCTTGTATAGATAAGATAGAAGAATTAGTTAGAGCAGTAAGAAAACATATAGTAAGGACAGAGATATGAATAAAATAGTAGGACTTAATGGTAAAGCTGTTGAACCTAAAGTAGGAAAATATCATTTAAGAATTTGTTTAATAGGTTCAGATGATATTGATATTAAAAATATAGATACATTTGGTATGGCTGAAGATGGTTTCTTTATGGTTAAATCTCTAGACAATAAAAGATTTCCTGTCTTCATGGTTAATCCAGTAAGAATTAAAACAATAGAAACTTATGTTGAAGGTCAAGAACCTCTAACTAAATTAAATGCTGAAAAAGGAGATGATGATTTCCTTGTTGACTTACTAAGAAAGAAGCATGAAGACCAATCGAAAACTTAAACAAAAGAAAAGAGTTAAAAGAAAAGAAGCTCACTTAATGAGTTTCAAATTATTGATTAATAATCAAGGACAATTTATAACTGAGTTGTCTAAATATCCTATGGATAAAATAACAACACATTTTAAAAAAGAAAATGCTGGTGTGATTAAAGCTTTGTTAAGGGAATGTGATTCTAAATTTAGTTTACTATCTGAAGATTTAGAAAAGATTGCTTCAGATGTTTTTCATTCTTAAGTTGGTAATCCTTCTGCAGGAGTACAAATAAATTTAATATACATTTTGTATTCATCAACTTCTTCTGGTCCTATTTGTAAATTTTTATTAAAAGATTCTGTATAACCAGCTTCCATACATTCATAAAAAGAATCATAAGTATTAAACTTATAAGGTTCAAGGCAAGAGTTTGCTACACCAGAACATAAAATCATAAATAAAGCTATCTTCATTATTTTAATATTAATTTTTTAATTGATTTTTCACCCATGTAAATTTCTGTTTCTGCCATTGATTTAATACATTGATATTCTACATTATTACCAGTATTACTACGCATAGCAATTCTTTTACCTTTAAGACATTTAGACATAGACTCTTGTATTCTATGTTCTTTTATCTCTCCATTTACAATCATCAATAAAGCTATCACCATCTCTGTCATATTGTTTTTCCTTTGTTCTCTCCTTCTTTAATAACATATTTCTGAGTACCATTCTTACCAGTCTCTACTTCTTTCTTTAAATTTTTTACTAAATTCATTTCTTTAGCTTTCTTTTCTATCTTAGATATATGTTCAAAAAGTTTTCTAGTGAGTCGTTCCATTTGCTCTTACTTTATCTTTTAAATTTTCAACATCTTTCAATGCTTTTTCTAATTGCTTAGTTAAAAATTCTATGTTAACTTTGTTAGTCATGTTTTGTTCTTGATTCTCAATTAATTTTTCTACATCTTCAAACAAAGCTTCTATTAACATAAACTGTTCTTGGTCTGTAGGTTTCTGCTCTGACTTCTTAAGTAAGTCTGCTTGAAATAATTCTCTTGATGTCTCTAGACTGGTCAATCTCGCAGTCACTTCTGTATATGCAAACACACCCATAGCTACAGCTATTACAATACCTATCATGTTTTTGATAGGCATACTTACATTTGTTTTTTCACTTACTTTCATTTTTTTTCCTTTTACATTTACATCTAGGTGCAAATAATTTATCTATCCAACCACAAAGTATATCTAGTTTTCCAAAGAAAGCATATAAAAATCTATCAATCATCTATATCCTGGTTCTAAGAAAAGTGCCATTAAGACAAGCAATATAATTAATGTACCTGTAAAATAATAATTCATAAATGCACCTCATATGTAAATTATAATATTACTCCTATTAGCAATGTTAATATTGTTATTGTTATCATCTTACTTCTTAACCAATGAACCACCAAAGTATAAACCTATAATAGCTGATACTAAGTTAGTATCTAATGGTGTTATTACTAAACTATTAGATGATAATGTTATCCACTTCATTACTTCTTTTTCAGGTAAGAAGAAGAAAGCAGGTTTAAATTCTAAATAACCTACAATCACACTTGTATCTGGTGATAGTACAGGCATTAGTTTTGGCAATAGTACTATAGCAAACACAGCTACTAATGCTATGATTCTTCTAGTCCATTGAAAACCTTTGTTGTCATATTCTCTTGCTTCTTTAAAACCTTGTTGTTGTACTTCTGCTCTTTGTATGAGCATCTTTTGTTCTGCTTGTTTTGCTTTAATGCTTTGAGACCATATACTCATTACTCCACCAAGTACTGTAGACCCTAGCATTGTTATCATTTCAAATGGCATTATACTAATTCCTCCTTTAATTTTTTGATTAATATTCCAGTTGTTTTTATATCATATTTACTAGGTATTTTTTCTACTTTAAAATTTTTACCTAAAATAGCTTTAATATAATCTTCTAATTCTTTTTGTCCAAAACCTTTTTGAAAAGTTAAAGATTTTCCTTTACCAAATAACCAACCATCTAAATATTCTTTAGCATTCTTAGATTTTTTAGCTTGATTAATTACATCTTTAGCACTTCTTGTAGTTATAATTGCAACACCATCATCATTTAATAGTTTACCTATCTGGTCTACAACTTTTATTCTGTCTGCTGGACTTTCTATAACATTTAATACATTAAGATTTACTATTCCATCTTTAGATTTTAATCCATCATTTAAAATAACTTCATCTGCTGTTTTGTAATTAGGTAATTTACCTTTTGCTTTTATAATTTCTTCTGATGGTACGAAAGGTTCATGACTTGTTACTATTTTATTTTTAAATTCATTTGAACCAACACCTTTACCTGAACCAAAGTCATGGATTTTTTCTTTTTTTAAATCATTAAATATTTTATTTGCTTTTGTGTATGTACCTTTGGTACTTGTAATTGCTGTCTTACCTCTATTAACAAAAGTTTTTTCTGCAATTTTAGTTAAACCTTTAGCAGCTAAACCACCTATATTAAATTTTTTCTTAAAAAAGAAATTATAAAATTGATTATTTCTATCATCAAGTTTTATAAATTTATCTTTTTCATTTGTATATCCTCTTTCATATTCTTTTTCCATTTTAGTTTCATCGTTATTAAATAATCCATCTCTAAAATTTTTAAATTTTTCAACACCACCACTACCCATATTAAATTGAAAGTCTATAAGCATTTGTTTTTTTCTTTTATCTAATTTTAAATAAACATCACCATAAACTCTGGTTAATTCTTTATCAGCTTTTTGTAAATCTCTTATTAAAATATCATTTTGTTGTTCTTTACTTAAATTATTTATATCATATCCATAAACCATTCCTGTTTCTTTTTCTTTATCAGTAAGTTTATGTCCATAAGCTACAGTATCATTACCACCTTCTGCAGATTTATGTATTACTTTTTTAGTAAGTCCTAATCTTAATGGGTCATTCTCTACTTTTTTTATATAATTTATAAACTCACCATCACCATATGCTGGTTTCTTTTTAGGAATAATATCTTTTTTAGTTTCTACAGTTTGATTAGGTACTTCATCATTTAATATTTCATTGTTTATATTTTCAACTGCAACTTTAGGTTTTTCATTTAAATCTTTTTTAATTTCTTTAATAGAAGAAACATATCCCATATCTGATGTTGCATAATCTCCTTCATTAAATTTTTTTCTAACAACACCACCATATCTAAAAGATGCTTTCGTACTACTACCACTTGATTTACCTGTTGATATACCTTTTGGAAACCACATTTTTCTAACCCAGTTTCTCCAGTTAGGTAAAGGTAATATTCTTTTATCTAAATTTTGCCATGCTGTATCTTTTTTTCCTGTTAACCAATCAATACCAGCATCACCTACATTTGTTAACATATTTAAAGCTGGAGCAAAAACATAAAAAGGATTTCCTTTAGCACCTGGTCCTACAAATCTATTAAATGCTAAATCACTTAACCATCCTGGCATACCAGATAACTGCCATGACTTAGCAATTAATTCTCCAGTATTATATTCAGCATCTGTTATTACATCACCATGTTTTGCATACTCTCTTAATTGTTGAATACCAGCAAATACAGGAATAGAAGCTAACATTTTTATTAAAGCTCTTGTATCACCATTTTCTATTCTTTGTAAAATTTTATTTGTTTGTGCAGATTTAGCTTGTGACCATGATAAAAATTGTCCTAACATTCTTATTCTAGGGTCTTTACTTTGTGTAAATAATAATCTATTATCTACTTGAGGAATTAAAGCATCTCTATTTGAACCTTTTAATCCTGCATCATTTAAAAATTTTTTAGCTTTATTATTTTTAATAGCTGTATTAAAAGTTTTTCCTTGTCCAATAAGCAAAGCTTGATTAGATTTTAATTCATATGTTAATAATAAATCTTTTTCAATTAATTTAGCTGCTCTACTATTAGCTCCACTTTTATTAACTATTTTATAATATTGTCTAGATAAATTATAAGCATCAG